AACTTCATTCAATTGAACTTTGTTGCTGTAAGAAGTGGTGTAGAATTCTCAGAGATTACTGGACAGTTTTAATAAATAGGAATAGGAGAACAAAATGGCTTTTAACATAAACGAAATTAGGTCACAGTTAGCCCTAGGTGGTGCTAGACCTACCCTGTTCCAAGTAAATATTACTAACCCAGCTAATGCAGCAGGTGACTTAAAGACTCCGTTTTTAATCAGAGCTTCACAGGTTCCTGCTTCAACATTAGGTTTCATTGAAGTACCTTACTTCGGAAGAAAGGTTAAGATAGCAGGTGATAGAACATTTGCAGAGTGGAACGTAACAGTAATGAATGATGAAGACTTCTTAATTAGAAACGCAATGGAAGAGTGGATGAATACAATCAACTCTCATCTAGGAAACGTAAGAGGTTTTGGATCAGCAGCTGATTTAGCTTACAAGCAAACAGCTCAGGTAACACAGTTTAGTAAAACTGGTGTACCAATCAGAGAGTATACTTTCAACGGAATCTTCCCAGTTAATATAACTGAGATGGAAGTTGACTGGAACGCTACGGACATCATTCAAGAATTCCAGGTCACTTTCCAATACGACTGGTGGGAAGTTACTGGTGGTTCTACAGGAAACGCAGGCGGAAACTAAGGATAAAGGCAACTTAACTGTTGCCTTTATATCTTTATGCGGGTATACTATTGCCCGTATAAATATATTATGAGGTAAACATGGAACTCTTCGGATTCGAAATAAACAGGAAAAAAACAGACGTTGATCTGGGATCCTTTGTACCTAAATCAGAAGATGATGGTGCAGTCGTTGTCGCCGAAGGCGGAGTCTACGGACAATACGTTGATCTAGAACACACATCCAAAACAGAGGGCGAACTTGTAACTAGGTATCGAAAGATGTCTATGCAACCCGAGTGTGAGAATGCTATCGACGACGTAGTAAACGAATCCATTGTTTACGACCCTGAATCACATACAGTCGAATTAGACTTAGATCAAGTAAATGTAACAGACTCAGTTAAGAAAAGTATACAAGAAGAATTTCATAACGTAAAAGATTTACTTGATTTCGAAAGACAATCATAAGAAATATTCAGACATTGGTATATTGATGGTAGATTATATTACCATGTAATCATAGACGAAAAGAACCCACAATTAGGTATTCAAGAACTTAGGTACATAGATCCAAGAAGAATCAGGAAAGTTAGACAAGTACAGAAAAAGAAATCTGGTACTGGTCCTAACACTGTTCAGTTAGCACAGACAAAACAAGAATACTATTTGTATAATGAAAAAGGATTTAAAGGTGGTCCAGGCATGGTCAATCCCGCTCAAGGTACTACCCAAGGTTTAAAAATAGCGAAGGATAGTATCCTACATTGCACATCTGGTTTAATGAGTGAAGATAATAAAATGGTATTGTCTCACTTACACAAAGCAATCAAACCTTTGAACCAACTTAGGGTTCTAGAAGATGCAACAGTCATATACAGAATTTCAAGAGCACCAGAGAGAAGAATATTCTATATCGACGTTGGTAATTTACCAAAAGTGAAAGCCGAACAATATCTTAGAGATATGATGGCTAAACATAAAAACAGACTGGTCTACGATGCAACAACTGGTGAACTTAGAGATGATAGAAAGTTCATGACAATGCTCGAAGACTATTGGCTACCAAGAAGGGAAGGTGGTAAAGGAACAGAGATTACCACCTTACCAGCTGGTCAGAACTTAGGAGAGATGGACGACGTTCTATATTTCCAAAAGAAACTATACAGAGCATTAAATGTTCCTGTATCAAGACTAGAACCTGAAACAGGTTTTGCAATTGGTAGAGCATCTGAAATTAGTAGAGATGAAATAAAATTCCAAAAATTTATTGCAAGAATTAGACTTAAGTTCTCAAGAATATTTGAACATGCATTAGAGAAACAATTAATTCTTAAAGGTGTTATTGTTCCTGATGACTGGCCTACTCTAAGAAGAGAGATGAGATTTGATTACGTAACAGATAGTCACTTCTCAGAACTAAAAGAGATAGAAATATTCAGAGAAAAGATTAGTGCAGTGAATGACGTTGATCCATACTTAGGTAAGTACTTCAGTGTACATTGGGTCAAGAAAAACATACTTAAACAAACAGAAGACGAGATTGAAGAAATGCATGCTGAGATGGAAAGTGATGCGGAAGCAGAACAGGAAGTTCAAGATATGATGCCTGATCAAGAACCAGAACAGGGCGAACAACCGCCAGAATCTGGAAACAACTTCCCAGAAGCACCGCCTGAGCAAGCGTAATATATATAAATATAATAGGAGATTATTATGACAGACAATGCAACAGCAAGAACAGTAGTTGATTTAGCTCTGGATGATAAACCCAACAAAGCTGGTGATGCCATGAATGACATTTTGCTAAATAAGATAAGCGATAAAGTTCAAGGTATGAAAGATTCTATTGCAAATGAGTTAATGGGATCTGAACTACCTCAAGATGCTGAGCCGGTTGAAGTTCAACCTGAACTAGATTTAGAACCAGTTGAGGATGACGTTGAGGTGGAAGACGAAGTTGAACAAGAAGTTGCTGATGATGGCGAGAGTGAAGAAGTAGAACAAGAGCCTGAAGAAGTCGAAGACGAAGAGGCTTAAGAGAAAAGGAAAAAGAGATGAAATCATTAAGACAAATAGTCGAACTAAAAAAGATTGATTTAGTAC